CCAACGAACAGGCCGAACATCGCTTGCTGTTCTTTAGGCGTATCGTTCGCCGCTTCTATGTTATCTGACATGTGGCCAAACGTAGTTATGATTTTTTTCGGTTTAGTATCTTTAAGACCAGTCAGCATTGAAATGTTAAATTCATCAAAGCTGTCCTGAACTGGCATATCATTATTTTTTTCTTCTGCAAAATAACCATAGATAACCAAATCATCAACTCGTTTTGTCTTCGGACCATTGGGATATGCCAACTTAACAATATCTTTGCCAAATTCTTTTTTTAACGATCCAGCCTTGACTGCACCCATCTCATTAACGTACTTCTTACATTCTTCGATTCGACTATCAAGTTTGTTCCTCCACTTATTTTTAACATCAAATAATTTAGTCGGCTTTTCATAATTAACATAGTTCAGAATTTCAGCCACGTCTAAATTGTGAAGCTCATTTAATTCGTCAAACGTAAAATCAGGCAATGTATGATCTAAACGAATTAAAATTAATCGCTTTGACACCTGTGGCGAAGCGAAATATTCTTCTTCCGTGTTAGTAGCGATAACCGATGAACCACTATACGTTTTAAAGTCACGTTCGCCTTGCTTGGCCGTCATGCTTGCCATGCGCTGATTCATGAAGTTTTTAATAAAATCAGGTGAGATTGGTTGAGATTCATCATCATCATCAGTGATAACTAAGAATTTGCCATTCACCATGCCGTTCCACACCCCAGCGTCAAAACTGAATGACTTACGCGTTTGAACGTTAGCGTCAATGCGATAATACAACGTATCAAGTGCATTCGTAATGATTGTTTTACCAGTTGACGGTGCGAATCCTAGCATTAAATGTTTTCGCAAACCTGATTTCTGGTTATCAAACGGATATTTCATAATATCCGACCAAACACCTTTGTACGTTTCTGATTCCAAATAATCAATGTATTTTTCTAGTGGTTTGCACGGAACTGTCATAGCTTCCTTGATCGGCGCGTATTCCTTAAATTCTGTAACCTTTTTTGCAATCACCATCAAGACATCGTGCATTAACTCGGCCGATTCATCGGTTGCCTTCTTAGTACGTGGAAACGCAACGTCTTTGATCATGTCCCGTAGTTGGCTTACGTCATATCTTAATTCCCTAATCGTAAATTCAGCAGTCAATGCGCCGTAGACTAGCTTTAATTCGTTCACATTTACGTTCTTAGCGGTTTTAGCTAACGCTGCGAACGTTTTATCGCTGTCGTCTTCCAAGCCTTGTATGGCTCGATATGCACGGTACACGCGAGGTGAAAACTTTTGAGTATCAGTGTTATCTTCGATTGCATATTCTCTAAGCGTCTGCATGATTACTCCCCTTTGCAAATTCTACGGCTTTCCAGTAATCGTCATTTTTAATTGATTGCTTTTTGATTTTGTCTGCCAATCGATTTTTGATTACGCCACGATTATCAGGATTCATTACTACGGTATAGCCATCAAATCCTGTCTCTGTGCGGCTGACTAACTTAGCGTAACCGGCAACAGAATTGAAAGCCTTGGAATTCATGGCCGGTTGTTCTTTACCATCTTCGGTAACCATACTCCAAAGTGTAAACAACACGTCGCCATCGAAATGAATTGCCCACCGTGCAAACTTAGCCATCAATTTCTGAACCACACCATATGCTGCACGGCCATCGGTGTTGCTGCCAATCTTACCATCGGTGATCGCATCAACTAATGACGTTTCAACAGCCGAAATATTATCGAACACTACTAAATCACAGCCTTTTGCTAGATCATCAATTTCACTGATCAATTTATCAGGATTACCATAATCAGAAATTTCTGGTTCGACAACTGTCATTTCATCTTCGTGGCCCTCCAACGTGCTATACGATCCATCGAAACTGATAACGAGTTTCTTACCTTGGTGACCTAGTGTCAAATGCGTTTTGCCGCTACCAACTTGCCCCAATGCGACAAATATATTTGCTCCATTATTAAAATTGACAATTTTTTTCATTTTTTTATCTCCCTTTCTTTAACATGTGATTATTATAACCCTAACCAATGACTAAAGTCAACCAGTTTTATATCATTTTCTTACACATTTTCTAACATGATGATCCTAATATAGGCATACCCCATAAACGCCGGTATAACAACATATAGTATATAAAAGATATTATTTATTTATTCTCTTTATAGTGTTTGTTAGAAAGTTAGAGAATTATCAATGTTTTTTTATAAATTAATTTTATATATACAGCAAAAAACTCTAACTTTCTTACAGTCCTTGGGAGAGTAGGGCTACAAGTGTTAGAGTTTTTTTGGTTTTTCTAACTTATAACAAATATTGGAGGAAATTTGTTATGTCTGTACCAATAATATACCACAGCTACAGGTTAGTTTCAACCATATCAGGCACAACAATATCAATTGGCTGACTGTGCATTTTTTTGATTGACCAAGTGGATAGATCATTTGTAAACGTAGGCTGAACCTCTCCAGATTCAATATCTTCAATCCGGCTGACTTCAGCTTGCAGCGATTCTATCATATCTTGGCTATATTTGACGTTCGCCACATCGTATACACGATAGTTCAAACTCCCCTTGTCGATGGCAACGATATAGTAATGTTCACGGTCGTCCATATTTAAGTAGATCAATGCTTGCGTAAGATAGTGTGTACTGTAAATCCAGTCACCATATCCGTTTGGTCCCCAGACTTTATCGAAGTCCCTAACAGTGACGAACTTGTAGTCGAGAAGCGCATCATCACTGATTAAATCGAAACGTCCTTCAAATACGCCATTATCTGCTTTCTGTTCAGTTTTAAAGCTATCGTGGATAATTGAACTGCGGATGTGTTTGGCGAGTGCTATCGAGCTGTCAATTGTCTTAAATGCGACTTTAACGCCCGCTTCTTCAATTCCCCGACGGTAAACTGATTTTTTCTCGTCTTCGGTAAGTTCAGGTTCTTCGCCAGCCAATTCAGCATGAGCAATTTTGCCATAGACCAAAGCATCGTTTGGCTTGGTGTCGTAAGCCGTGGGATCATGCAACACATAATGTGCATAGGCTCGTGCTTCGTTTTCTAAATATCTCGAAATTCTCGTAAAACTGTAAGATGTCATATTAATATCCTTTCTTAGACCAGATCAGGTTGTCAGCCCGATCATCAGTTATATCACCATTAATGTGTTCAACGCAGCGATAATTGTTTGGATTGGGCACGAACATTCTCGCGACCAAAGTGGATAGCTGGTATGGATTGCCTTTTATGCTAACCATTGACCGTCCATCTTTCAAAACCGTTTTTGTTAGCACTCGTTGTTTGATTAGACGTTTGACACTCCGTGCATCGGTCACTTCTCGTTCAAGGCTAATTGCTTGTCCTTCAGATGTTACCGCATAACCATCGATCCATGGCAATTTTTTAATTTCACCAACTGGAGTGACGCACATCTCAATCTTATCTAACAACATGCTATCGCTGACTTTTCCACGCTTTTTCAATAACTCAACCACATTATCCATTGCGATTGTCCTTCTTAAAAGCACGAAAGATGATAAGACCCAACACTAACCCGATCAATAAACTTGGAATATCAACAACAAACATATAAATCACCCTTTCTTTTTCTATGCTTATTATATTACCACCAATCTTCTTAAACTACAATAGTTTTTTTAAAATAAAAAACACCGCCAAATTAATGACGATGTGAAGGTTAGCGAGGTATGAAAGGTAGTTCCCTCGGTGTCGTTAATTATACCATGAAATTATACAAATAAAAAGTGACGCACATTTAAACCCTGATTTGGTTATGAGCGACACTTCTTATATGTTTTGAATGTGTTGTATGTCAGTACCTGATTATATTATCACTAATTATATAAAAAGTCCATTCCATCTAGTGACTACTGTTCATTATAGGCAGTAAATCCAACCACCTTACGTCTTTTTTCCAGTTTTACATCTTTATGCGTTTTTTGTAAACCTATTAAAAAATTTCACCCCAACAATTGCTAATGTGGAGGTTTGTTTTTTTGCAAACAAAAAGGCCACTCCGTAGAGTGACCGTGTATCATAACTCAACTTGATACCATCTCGTTGGGCGAACGGTCGAACCGTCCTTTCCTCGAATAAAATATTACTATTTAAACGATCCTAACGCAACTCCATTTTCACGAACGGCCACATAATGCCATGCACCACCAGATGACTGGTAGGCTGCATAAACATAATTGCCATTGCGAATATATCCTTGGTATTGAACACTTTCACCACGATAGTAATTAACACCCGTGTAAGACATTCCTGGACGATTCCAGACACGTAATGTTGTGTTAGCGGTGAATGTACCAGATTCACGTTTAACGCCATTAGGGAGCTTTAAACTGCTTGCTACGGGTTTAGTTTGTAGAATCTCAACATTAGACTTTGCGATCCAACTATTGATTCCGGACAACAATACTTTGTTGCCGCTCACTGACTTAATCGTGTATGTTTGGCCTAATACCCATCTAGGAATACTTTCACTAGTCGACCAGTGCTTAGCACTGAATTTAACTTTGACCTTATCGCCAGCTTTAATCTCGTGTTTAGGCGTATTGTTAGCGACTTTACCATCTTTAATTGCCGGAGTATTGGTCTTTGGATTATCTGAAGACGTATAGCCGTTATCAGTG